CATATCGCACAACGTATTTGATGACATTGCCTTGAATGTAGCCCTTAAAGGCTTCTTTACTCATTGCGGCTTCAATGCATTCAATAGTTTCAATGCCGTTGGAGCCTTGGTAGTGAGAGGGATGGTTGACGGAATCCATGGTTAGAAGTCGTAGTTGTTGTTTTCAAAAGCCTGAAAGGCTTCAGGAGCGACGGGACGGCCCAGTTGAAGCAAGGCATCAGCATAAGCCCTGATCTCGCTCTGAGCGCCTTCTCCGCGCCGCAGGGAGATGAAATGAAGTAACGATTGGAGACTGCAAGTCCAAACAAAACTAACATACATGCATGTTGGCAAAATACCACGCGCCTGTTCTTTGCTGGCTCCCATTGCCAGAAGCTCCCTGTAGGCATTGCGAGCCGTGTCAATGGTGTCGAGATAGACGTTGGCGGCCAGTTGTTGCGTGCGTGTTCCTACAGGCCCTCCAGATGCTTGGCGATTGTTCTCCGATTGCTGGAAGAACTGGCCAGGCATGTAAAACTCAACTTCCTCGGCAGAGCAATACCTGAAACTCTTCTCGTTCCAGCCCAGTTGCTCATCAACATACGATGAAGCCACAACATGCTTCCACCATTGCCTTGCCACGAATAACGGAGCCTTCACATGCCACTTGAAGACCACGCCCCGAAAAGGAGAAGTGTGCTTATGCTTAGCCAGGTAGTTAAGAAGCTTACTATCACGATCTGAAAAGCTTTCACTGTTTGCATCGAATGATTGCCTCGCGTCATTAACAACTGAAAGACTGTTTCCCATTGAATCAATTAACGAAAGCTTGCTTTGACCATCGCCCAATGGATCAACAAAAAACGCCATGGAAAAAGAATCGCTGTCTCATCATACAGTATACGGCTAGCCGTAACAAGCCTTTTCGGCTTCCCTTCCATGGTTTTCTCGCAATAGTTCCTACTATGGGGGAAAACACGACACAAAAATTATGCAATTTGTGCTTCCAGTTGAACTTAGGGATTACAATGGAAAGAGTGTTGTTGCTACTATGGGACCGTTTGAACATTCAACTGAACGCCAGTTTGCGTTGACAGTTCACAAAAAAGCAATTGAGGAATGCGACAATATTAAAAGCCTCAAGGAAGTTGCCACGAATCTTCTGATTGGCTGGAGCGGCATTCAAACTGCTAGCCAAGCATTGATCCTGGAAAACATTCAACTGCGTCAAGCGTTAGCGCAACGTGACAATGATCTTCAAGCCGCAGAAGCTATCATTGCGGAGTCTGCTGAGTTGATCGAGCAGCAATATGGGAAGCAATCATCGCGTGCCAAGTGGCGTCTTTGGCCATGGTAGAAGTGAGGAGGAAAATCGTCCAACCGCTGGTGTAGGCAATATTGTATTTACGACAATCACGCTCGTAGCCACTACCGCGAACATGGCGACCACCTGAATAAACAGCGCCTTGAATTTCAATGCCAGTGCGAGTTTCGGGGTGAGCAAAATCTAAACGATAACGACGTGAACGAGGCTTTTCTTTTTTGCGTTCTAGATAGTCAGTTTCCCAAGCTTCAATGTCGCTGTATTCGCGTTCCAGTGGAATAGAACGATACTTTGATTTCCAAAGCTTAAGAAACTGATCTTCTAGAGCACTCACAAGGATAATGCAATTAGCACTATCCTAACGGTTATCTCCATCGCCCTTAATCTTGCCGCGCTTCATGCGATCATAAAGCTTATCAATATTGGACTGAGCAACTTCGTTCATATCGAAGTTGAGTTCTGATGCAATTTGGGCAACGTACCACAGCACGTCACCAAGCTCTTTTTTGATTGCCGCTCGGCTTTCGTGATCAAAGTAACCGCCTTTATCGCGCATCACTTTCTTCACTTTCTCTGCCACTTCCCCTGCTTCACCACAAAGGCCAAGCACAGGATAGGTCATGTTCTTGCCTACATCGGGGTAGATGGCAGTGCGGCGTGATTCAGTTTGATAGTCAAGAAATTCCATAGTTTTAAAGGGGCCTTGCGGCCCCTCTCCTGATCAGAAAACGTCTTCTTGGTCGTTCTGCCAAACGGAAGCATAGCCTTTCGGTGCTTCACGATCAGCACCCTTGACTTTCACGCTACCAGTGAACTGAGGAGCGCGATCAGAGGAACGCTTAGTGTTGGGCCACACAGCCATGTCGAGACTGTAGTTACCGCGATCATTGGGGCCTGCTTGCTTGAGGGCATTGAGCACATCAGGCGTGAGGTCGATGGCGGCAGTGATTGGGGGCCTGTTGGCCATGGTGTTTCTCCTGTGGAGTAATGGAGCCCTGTTGGGCATCCATATCTTACCAGCTATGAGCGCTGTTGTCAGCCCCTGTCCATGGTCAGGGCAAATGCCTTGCCGCCAGGATAATGTTCTGTGAAATATCTCTTCACAGTGTCGATCATGATGCCTTGTTGGCTGAACAATTCAAAGGCGTCGAGATGGACAAGTTGAAGGTCCGGCTCGCTTTCATCTTGTTCTGGGTCGTAGCAAGCAATGACGCACCAAGCTTCTTCAATGGGAATGTCAAACATTTGTTGCGCTGCCATTGAATAAGCTCCAAGTTGACGCTTGTAATCTGCCAGTTGATAGTCAGGCTTCACTTTGAAGCTTGTTTTCCAATCCACCAACGCGACTGTTCCATTGCTCATTTGAGCCAACATATCTAACGTGCCTGAATAGCCAATAGCTTCTTCTTCCTGCCACCATGCAACAGCGCTTTCAACTAGCACTGGCGATTCAATGGTGTCAAGAAAGGGCAGGGCAGCGTCGTAATAAGGCCGCCAATCAGGAGCACTATCGAGATGATGTTCAATGTCTTCTCCATTGAACCAATCTTCAATGACTGTATGAAGCCAAGTGCCACGATTCGCAGCAAGTTTTGTGCGGCGATTAGCCTCATCAGGCCCCACTCGTTTTCGCCAATTCATTAACGCCATAATCTTTGACACTGGCGCCATGGAAGACAATACTGTTGTTACGGAAGGAAGAAGCATGCCTTCCGGTACATTTGGAAATCCATTGCACTGGTAATGACGCTTGCCATTTAATGCAATGCGATTTGGTTCGTAATGTTCAAAGGAAGGCATGAGGGACTCTAAGCAAAGATCAAGACAGGCCATGGCCGTGTTAAATACTTCCGTCGTATTCAACAACAGTGCCCGCAAATTTCATTGCGAGCACTGCAGCGGCCACGTCTACTTTTTTGACGCCACGATTTCCATCACAGCTTCAAGGGCACCTTTGGCTCCGTTATCACAAGACGAACGGATCTTTTCAATGGTGGAGGAAGTTTCTTCTTTCGAGAACTTCACGCCATTGTCCTTGGCCCATGTTGTGACGAGCGTTGAGACAACATTGGCAAACATTGCGCTGTCTTTGATGTCATCGCCTTTGGAAAGGCCAACGCTTTCAAGGGCCGCCTTACCTGCTTTCATGCTGCTGCGCTCATCAGGGAAAAGTAAGGGATTGGCTTTGCAGAATGCAAGCAATTCCGCCTTTCCATCGAAACTTGTTTCAGCGCTAGAAGCAGCAGGCTTTTCAGAAATGCCAGTAGTAGCCTCCTTGGAGGAAGGTGCAGCCTTCTTGGCCGCAGGAGCAGGCTTCGCCGCCTCTTCTTCCTTTGGGATGTCTTCACCGGCATAAAGCTTGAGGCCAAGACCAGTGAACGTGGCAATGCATTTCACGGAAGCACGTTGAATGTTGTCGCTAACAGCGCGAGCATCCAGTTGCTTTAACGCATTGTGGCGATTGTCCATCAATGGAAAGACAAGCGCTGGAGTGCGCTTCACGCCGTCCGTAAGGAAAGGACGCAAGAGCCAACAGCCTTCCTGACCGAACACAGGCCAGCCTTTTTGCTGCTCCTCAAATGAAACATAAAGAGAAGGAAACTTTTCCTTGAGATAGCGATAGGCAAAAGGCCACGACAAATAAGAAAGGCCCTTGTAGTTTTTCTCAACGTGCTCTCCAATAGGAAGTTCATAAGCTTCCTTGAAAGCTTCTGGTGAGATTTCGAGGGGAGTGAACATGCCAAGAGTGCGCTCTGCAAGCATGAGATCAGTAGTTGATTCAGTCATCGGAGGAGGAGAGTTCTGAGATGTGGCGTTCAAAAATGGCGAAACTTACTTTCCGTTCGCCTTCGTTGTGCATGATGCTATTACCTGGAAGAGGCCAGTTGGGAATGATGCGAACATCGCTGATGCCAAGTTGAAGGCAATCGGTATAGCCTTCTTCGATGCACGATTCTTCGTCAATAATAATGACGGGCACATCAGGGCCGTATTTGGCTTCAGCCTTGAAGACTATCTGTCTCAGGCCAGAAAGAGTGAGGGTCATGGTTTGAGGGGGCGAGGTGGTCTGTGACGTACTGCCATGGTTCATCGGAGAGCATGGCTTCAGCTTCCCAGTAAGCAGTGGAACGAATGAGGCGTTCTACTGTTTCGGATTTAGAGAGGGAAGCTGCCTTGGCAATGTCAGACAGATGAGAGTAGGCAGAGTCTGTGAGAGTGAAGTGTCGGCGGGTTTTACCGCCTTCATAGCGAGCCATTGGAAAACGGACAACTCCCGCAGTTTAGGCCCACTTTTACGAAAGCGCAAGGACTGAGTAGATTAAGCTAGTCTTAACGGCCATGTCATTGCGTTCCCAGGGAAAAGTGGGCACAATGGCGGAATCCCAGCCTCCTTTTCATGGCATTCTCCATTCTGGACCACCTTGAGAGCATTGAGAAAAGCGATGCTCCAGGGAAGTTCGTCTGTCCTGCCTGTGGTGGTAATGACTTCACGATCAACCAGAAGAACGGAGCATTCAACTGCTGGCATGATCCAAGCCCTGCTCATCGCGCGGAAATTCGTGATGTGCTTGCGCCCTTAACGCGATGGGAGAAGCCTCCTCGAGGCGCCGGACAATACGACTTCACATATCGCAATCCCGCAGGCGAAGACGTTGTGATTGTTCATCGCAAAGATGATGACAATGGAAAGAAACGAATTTGGCAAGATTTCCCAACAATCAATCCAGAAGCAACGAACCATAAAGTAGAGCTTCAAGAAGCAAAGGCAAACGTGTTGCCTTTCATGTATCAAGAAGCAGTTGCAGAACACAAGAAAACTGGCACTCCCATCTTCATTGCTGAAGGAGAACTCACATGTCAATCACTCTGGGCTCTTGGTATTCCTTCCGTTACGTTTCTTGGTGGCAGTAAACAATATCGCACAAATGGTGACTACAGCAATCTTTTCAAGGAATGTCAAGTTGTCTTGTGCCCTGATCGGGACGAACAAGGCGTTGCCTTCATGTCAGAAGTGGCAAACGACAATCCTGGTGCTGGTTGGGTTTATGCCGATCCTCGTAGTTGGGAATGGGATAATCTCCCATCTGGCAATGGTTACGATTTAGCTGATTACATCGAAGAAGGGGCAACGAAAGAAGACATACTTTCTTCCATTGTTTCCAAAAACCGCCATTCTGGCAAGAACGGCAAACCTTCTTACGAGGAGATCATTAATACAGTTGAGAACTTTGTTGGTCTTTATGCCAATGACTCCCGTATTGCTTACGAGACTGGGCTTTGGCTTGAGGAGCACAGCGTCAAAATGGCGCAGGCCAATGTTGACAGGATTATTGAAGAAGCAAAAGGACGCATCTATGGCAGGGAAGAAATTGAAACTGTTGATGCCCTCACCATTGCCAACGCTGATAAAGCTCGTGACTGGTTGATTGCTGGTATTCTTCCGCTTGGCACTGTAATGCTACTAGGAGCCTCAGGCGGAACCGGCAAATCGACCATTGCCTACAACTGGGCTCTTCACATCGCAAAAGGCACTCCATGGAGCGGCAGGAGGTGTTTGCAAGGCAAGAGCTTGATCATTCAATCTGACGAGCCTCTTGTTGATGCCAGTGAAAAACTTAGCGTGATTGGTTATCAAGATGCCGACCTCGCTCCTAATACGATTAATTTCTGGGAGACTTGGCGTTTTGCTCACATGAAACAACTTGAAGATTATGTCAAGAAGCATCGCCCTACATTCATTACTATTGACAGCCTCACTGCATGCTTGGCAGGCATGGACGTTGATTTGATCAAGAGCAATGCTGGTGACGTGATTTATGGTTTGCGTGATATTGCCAACACTTACAAATGCAGCGTCATGATCCTCCACCATTTAAACAAAAGCGGAGGCATGCGAGATTCCAGTAGTTTCGTCGATAATGTTAGTGAAGTGGTGAAGCTAACTCGCCCTGAAAATAATTTTGATCCGAATGAATTTCACCTTGAGTGGATGAAGAGTCGTTCAGGACTTACGGGTAAGCATGTATTACAACGTGATCCTCTGAATTATGGCTGGCATTATGCTGGTCCTCTTGGTGGCTCACTTGAAGAACTGGATAGTGTTGTAAAGACAATCAACATGCGGAAGAACGAACGGTTTACTAAACGTCAAGTTGCCACGCTTTCCAATAGCTTTGACATTAGCTCTACTGCAAAAATGTTGGAAGTTGCTCGTAGGCAAGGACTTATTACTAGCAGCTTCATTGATGGTCCCAATGGAGAAAAGGAAAGGGTTTATCATTCTTGGGACTACACCGAAAGCGAGTTTCCTGAATTTGGCTCTAAGCAAGAAGACAACAGTCTTGACGATATTTTCTAAAATAGAAAGATCATCAAAAAAAAAGATTATGGCAATCATTTACAACAACAACTTTGAACGACCTGAAGAAAAGCCAGAAGCTCCGAAGCCTCGCAAGAGGCAGGAGCGTTCCTGGAGAGGCTTTGCTGAGCCTTGTTCGCTGGAGGAAGACGATGAACAATCTGATGATTGAACTATCGTGGCTGATCACAATCTTGTTGTGGCCCGATGTAATGGAGGCTGGTGCATTGCAGGAAGAGCCTGTAGTGGTGTTGTCCCATTATCCCATCCATGGCCCTCTCAAGAGCAAGCAGAGGCGTTTCTAGCCATTGCTCGCCCTGATCTGGGATTTGTGCCTGGTGCATTAAAAAAGGCCCCCTAAGGGGCCTTTCTCGTGTCGTGTCATTCTGAAAGCTTAATAGCAAGAATAATGCCAACGCACAATAAAATCACCAACAAGCTTATCCATATTGGCGATAAAACCCACCACCATGACCAGGAGATGACGCCACCAAGCTTGAGGCCAATGAAGAGGATGGCGAGCATTCCAGTGAAGCCGATACCACCAGAGGAAGACTTATCTGCCATGGTTCAAACTCCGCGCTTCCAGGACGCTGCATCGCGTTCTTTCTGGCAGTTCTTGTCCTTGCCTCGCAGCCAGGCTTCTGTTGATTGACCGGGTTTAGGGCCGTTCCTGGGGAGCTTTACGATCTTGATTGGCTTGTCCATGGAAAGGGAAACGTAGGGACTGTCAAAGCATAGCAACCATCCTCTTCAGAGAAACGAGCACAAATACCTATTGACTTTTGGCGTTTCCCCCTTTACCCTGGTTCATAAGGGCGTTAGGTGCTCGCATCTACGCGCCTGGAGCCCACGTTCCAGTATAAGGCTCAGCGGCGCTTCTACTGGAAAGGAGAGCGATGGAAAGCGAAAGTTAATTAGCCTTCGCGAGAGCGCCATACGAGCAGAAGGCCCCCAAGGCCGCACGCGAACCACGGCGCTCTTAACTATCCTCTAATCACATTCTCCTTCCATTGCTTAATTTCTTCTGTATGATCTAAAGGCCGCTACGCGCAAGCGAGCCCTCAAGGCGAGCTTTGTTCCAAGCGGCCTGATGTTCATTCTTTAAAACAATGCCTCGGCCTCCTAAACCTCCTTCCAAACTTCCATCCATTGACCATAATGGAGCAACTATTGAAGTCTGGGAACACTATGGTTATTCAATCCCCAATAAAGGCCCTGCTCCAAAAGCTCGTATTCTCTATGCTGCTTACGATGCAAATAAAGAGCGTCACTGGCGAGGAAGCTACGAAGAAATTGTCTCCTTGATCAATCGTAATTTTGCTGAAGCTCCTCTCGCTAGTGGAGTGACATCATGATGGACCCCATTGCACAGGACGATTTCTATTCATTGTTGCAAGAACTTGAGAACATCAAGATCAAGCAAAGTGGATTGAAGGCACGGGAAGAAGCGTGTAAAGCAGAACTCATGGAGATGATGAAAGACCATGGAATTGAAAAGGAATCTTCTGACGCACATGGTTCAATTCGGATTCAACGTAAAGTTGAAAAAGACTATGGACCACAATTGCGTGATCTTGAAATTGCCTACAAAGAAGCAAAAAAACTTGCCGATGATATGGGCGACTTTAAAATTATGAACGTCAAAGAAACACTAGTCTACACTCCACCTAAGGACATCATCATTTAACAACAATTTTCCCTTTTCCATTGTTACAATAGGTTGGTAGAAAAAGCTAGTAATTGCAATGGCTCGGTCAGAAATTTACTTCAAGGACAGCGAAGAAGAGCTTCAATATGGAGTAAAGGTTCTGACCGAAGCTGGCTTTACGCCAGCTCAAATTGAACGCATTCGAGATAAAGTTGGCAATGGTCCAGGAAAGATTCCTTACGACAAGGAAACCATTGGTCAGCGACGTTACATGGTGCAAGAGCTTCTTGCAGCGCGAATGAGCAATCGTCAGATTGCGAACGTATTGAAACTATCGAAGGAAACAGTAGGGTCTGATCGTAATTTCAATCGTCAGCTATGGGCGCAAGAAATTATCAAAAGCCAAGACGTTCATAGAGCACGCATCCTTCAGGAACAAATGGAACTGAAGGACTTAGCGATGAAGAGCTTTGAAAAAAGCAAAAAGAAGCGCTCCATCACTACAAATCAAGGGGGAGACGATGGAGAAGGAAATTCAATTATCAAAATTGAAGAAAGTGCTGGTGAAAGCTCATTCCTTACAGTCGCAAAAGGATGCCTAGAGCAACAAGCTCGCATCCTTGGTCTTCATGACATCAAACCTCAAACCGAAGAGAAGAAGAGCTACAAAGGCTTTTTGGATGATCTCGCGAAGACTATCAATGACGTGAAAGAAAACGAAGCAAAAGCTAAAGCAGTTGATGCAACATTTACAGTAGAAGACGAAAAGGAAGAACAGGGTTCAGAACATGAGGCTCTTCCGCCCGGATACGATCCTTAACACTCTCTTCCTTGACAATCGTTTATGGTGGGGGCAATATTACAATATCTGCCTCTTTCCATGGATTTTTCTTCTGTTGACGATTTCTTGCGGCGTGCTGTTTCAGCTAAAGACGACAAGCGTCAAAAGCTAAGAGACAAAATCAGCGACACGCTTGAAGACGAAGGAACTTATGCCGTGCCAGTGGACGTGCATGATCTCATTCAAGATTATTTAGGGCGCTATGGAGATGAAGTGTTCAAGCAAGTTGCTTTGTACGCATTAGGGAAGTGGATCAAGCTTCACCAAAGCATCCTTGACGAACACGTTAAACATGACAGCACAAGCGAAGCCATGGCAACACTTACGGATATGGTGAGCATTGGTCATGCAATGCAAATGGTGATGAGCTGCGAAAGTTTCGCTGGTAACGAAGATTATCGTGACAATTTAAAGAAAACATTAAGTCAAGCATTACTTGAACGCATGGAAGAAGACGGTAAAGACCTTGATGATTTTGCCACTGATTTCTTTGACGATTGACCATGACGACTCTCCCTCCATTGGTTTCCATTTGCGTGCCACCAGCACTAAAGGCAGAAGCTAAACGCCTAGCAGCGGAAGAACCTCCAATTCATCCCGCATGGAAAAAGCTAAGCCAACGAGGGCGTCATTTCGTCCTTCGCACTTCTTCCATCGAAGACATTGAAGAACTTGCAGACTGGGCTTATAGCTGGCTTAAGGAGCCAGCGGAACCATTAGACAAGGCACGTCGTCAAGCCTTTCAGAACATCATCGAAAGGGCAGCGCGGCATGTGTATTTGAAACCACTTGGTAGTTGTCATTACATTGCTACTGGCTGGAAACAGCAAACGACGAAAGGCTCTTGCCATAAGCAGAACTAATCGTTCGCGGTGTTGACAGGGGACGATGGAGAGGCAAATATAGGGGAGCGCTGAGAGGCGCAGTTGTTCTTCTTTTCATTGACCATGCAAGTTTCTATTGAACCTGCTGATCGTAGCCTTGATGCTCCGTTGCATAAGCAAAAAGCTTCTGCTTTCATTCACACCGACCATGGCTGTCAAATAGTGATGAACACGGGAGAGCCTGTTGTTACATGGAGTTTTCGTATTAAGGATCTTCAAGATTGGATTACAAGCCTAGAGGAGCTTCCTGTAGAGCAACGCAGGCAGTTTGATGGCCTTTTATCGCACCTCCTGGCTGCTCATAAAAAACATAAAGACCAAGATCAATGTGTAATTGATCATGCTCCTAGCGCGAAAGATCTGGAAGACTATCTTCTTGATTACAGTGCAGCAGTGCGGGCGGGCCTTTGAGGCCCCGCCCTTGTTCTTTTTCTTCCATTGACCATGACTGAACATTCCCCCTTCACCCCACCGCCAGAGCTAGTAAAGCAGTGGCAAGAAGCTTGGTATCGCAGTAAAGTTAAGCCTGCAGAATACGAGCTTTACATTGCCAATTGTGCCGCCGCTTGGGGCGCAGACCAAGAGCTGGAGGCGTGCTGTAAGTGGCTGGATCTAGAAGGTTGGTCTGGTGAATCTCGGCGACTTCGCGCCGCCTTCCGCCCGAAGCCGCCGAGCTTGAAAGAGCAGGCGCTGATGGCATTAGAAGATGGCGATACAGGGCCAGGTGCATCGCTAACGCCAACTGAAGTCTCTATCATCCGCCGCGCACTGGAGGCGCTTCCTGATGACTGATTTGACTGATTTTTTAAACCTGAAGTTTTCTGAGAAGCAGATAACGTGTCCCAGGCACGGTACACACAGG